TATAAATAAAAGAACAAAACATGATGCGTCAATAAGCTCTGGCTTAGCTATCATGGCTTGCAATAAAAATAAATATAGACCTATACCTGAACATATAAAAGAAAAAGTAAGTTTAAGTTTTTCTAAATATGACAACAAAGGTTCAAAATCAAAAATAATTAATTAATGATTAATACAAGTACTAATAGTTCCTTTCCAAGTCAGGTGGTACCTCTCGCGGAAAAGCTTAGTTTAGAGTATGGTTTGCAGGTAGGGCAAGCTATTGAATATGAGTGGTTTAGAGGTGGTAGAGTCAACGGAACAAGATGGCAAAAAGGATTTCAAAACTTTAACAGGTTAAGGTTATATGCAAGAGGTGAACAACCTGTGCAAAAATATAAAGATGAATTATCTATAAACGGTGATTTATCTTATCTAAACTTAGACTGGAAACCAGTACCTATTATACCTAAATTTGTTGATATAGTTGTAAATGGTATATCATCTAAAAAATATGATATAAAAGCATACGCTCAAGATCCTTTTTCTTTAAAACAAAGAACAAATTATGCTTCGTCTATATTAAGAGATATGCTATCTAAACCTTTACTAAATAGTATACAAGAAAATTTAGGTGTAGATGTATATAATGTGGTTGATCCTGCTAATTTACCTCAGTCAAAAGAAGAATTAGAAGTGCATATGCAGTTGAACTATAAGCAGTCTGTAGAAATTGCTGAAGAAGAAGTTATTAATAATGTATTAGATTTTAATAAATACGAATTAATTAACAAAAGAGTTATAGAAGATATAGTTACAGTTGGTATTGGAGCTGTAAAAACTAGTTTTAATAAAGCTGAAGGTGTTACAATAGATTATGTAAACCCTTCTAATTTAGTTTATTCATACACTAATGATCCTAATTTTCAAGATTTATATTACGTAGGTGAAATTAAATCTATTACAATACCTGAGTTAAAAAAAGAATTTCCTAGCTTGACTAGTGAAGAACTTGATAGAATACAAAAAACTCCTAATAGAGAAGGTTACATGAGAAATCGTAACCCAGATAGTGATTTAGTTCAAGTTATGTATTTTGAATACAAGTCTTACATGGATCAAGTTTTTAAAGTTAAAAATACTGATAATGGTTTAGAAAAAGTATTAGAAAAACCTGATACATTTAACCCACCAGAAAGTGATAACTTTGATAGAGTATCTAGAACGATAGAAGTATTGTTTACAGGTGCTAAAGTTATGGGTGTTGAACAAATGCTTAAATGGGAAATGTCAGAAAATATGACAAGACCTAAAAGTGATTTAACTAAGGTTAACATGAACTACAACATTGTAGCACCTCACATGTATCAAGGTCGTATAGATTCACTTGTAGGGCGTGTGACTGGTTTTGCCGATATGATACAGCTTACGTCACTTAAATTACAACAGGTGATTGCTAGAATGGTTCCTGATGGTGTGTTTGTAGATGTTGATGGCTTATCTGAAGTTGATTTAGGAAATGGTACTAATTATAATCCACAAGAAGCATTAAATATGTACTTTCAAACTGGTAGTATAGTTGGTAGATCATTAACACAAGATGGTGATCCTAACAGAGGTAAAGTTCCTATCCAAGAATTACAAACGTCTAGTGCAAATGGTAAAATACAATCATTAATTAATACTTATCAGTATTATTTACAAATGATAAGAGATGTAACAGGATTAAACGAAGCTAGAGATGGTAGCTTACCAGATAAAGACTCATTAGTCGGTTTACAAAAAATGGCTGCCAACGCTTCAAATACAGCTACTAAACATATATTAAACAGTAGTTTATACTTAACATTGAAAACGTGTGAAAACATATCACTTAGAATAGCTGATATGCTTGATTTTGATTTAACTAACAACGCTTTAAAAGCTAGTATAGGTAAATTTAATGTAGCAACTCTACATGAAATAGACGATTTACATCTTTATGATTTTGGTATATACATGGAGTTAGAGCCTGAAGAAGAGGAAAAAGCAATGTTAGAGCAAAACATACAAATGGCTCTTCAACAAAACCAAATATATCTTGAAGATGCTATCGATATTAGGGAGATAAGAAACTTAACTTTAGCTAATCAAGTTTTAAAATACAAAAGAGTTAAAAAGCAAGAAGCTGATCAACAAGCTCAAATGGCTAATATTGCTGCTCAAGCAGATTCTAACTCAGAAGCTTCAGAAAAAGCTTCAATGCAAGAGGTACAGAAAGGTGAGGCATTAGCACAGACTGAAATACAAATTGAGCAAGCTAAGTCTCAAATGGAAATACAAAGAATGCAACAGGAGTTACAAAACAAACAACAGTTGATGGCTAAGGAGTTTGAGTACAATATGAAGCTCAAACAAATGGAAGTTGATGCATCAACAAAAAAAGAAGCTCAAATAGAAGATCGTAAAGATAAGCGAACTAAAATACAAGCTTCTCAACAATCACAAATGATTACACAACGTCAAACAGACGGGTTACCTACTGATTTTGAAAACAACATGGAAGAATTGAGTATGTAATTTTTATTAATTTTTATATTATTTTATTATGTCAGAAACAAAAGAAAAAGCTGGAAAGCTTAAGGTAAAAGCTAAAATTCTTAAACCTAAAAATTTATCAAATAGTGATGAACCTATAAAAATAGATTTATCAAAACCTAAAACAGAAGAACAAGATGCCATTCAAATCGGAGAAACAAAGGAAATACCTGTGGTTGAAACATCCGGAGATAGCGAGAAAGTGGGAGAACAAGTACAAGAGCCCAGTCCGATTGCTGAAGTTCAAGAAGAAAAACCTGTAATTGAAGAGGTTAAAGAAGAAGAAGATGAGGTTATTTCAATAGGTGAAAAAATGGAACCACAAGCAGAGTTAAAAGCTGAGGAACCACAAGCCACAAAACAAGATATTAATTTACCTGAAAACATTGAAAAAGTCGTAGACTTTATGAAAGAAACAGGTGGAACATTAGAGGATTATGTTAGGTTAAACGCAGACTACACTAATGTAGATAATGATACTTTATTAAGAGAGTATTATAAAAACACAAAATCACATCTAGATTCAGAAGAAATTAGTTTTCTATTAGAAGATAATTTTTCATTTGATGAAGAAGTAGATGACGCAAGAGATATTCGAAAGAAGAAACTTGCATATAAAGAAGAGGTTGCAAAAGCCCAGAAGCATTTAAATAGTTTAAAGAGTCAATATTACGACGAAATCAAGTTGAGACCCGGAGTAACTCAAGAACAAAAAAAAGCTATGGATTTTTTCAACCGCTACAACGAAGAGCAAGGTGTAGCAGAGCAACAACATGAAGTATTTAAAAACACTACTAAAGATTATTTTACCAAAGAATTCAAAGGTTTTGATTTTAGCGTAGGAGATAAAAAATTTAGATATGGTGTTAAAAATCCTAGTGAAGTTGCAGATAATCAATCTAACATCAGTAATATAGTTAAGAAGTTCTTAAACGATAAAGGTGATGTAACCGATGTAAAAGGTTATCACAAAGCTATGTATGCCGCACAACATGCAGATACTATTGCACAGCATTTTTATGAGCAAGGCAAAGCCGATGCAATTAGAAATGTTGCTGCGAAATCAAACAACATTAGTAATGAAGCTAGAGCAAGTGCTCCAAGCGACGTGTTTGTTGGTGGATTTAAAGTTAAAAGTATAAGTGGTCTTGACTCTTCAAAATTAAAAATCAAAGCAAGAAAATTTAACTAAAACTAAAAATTATTTATTATGGGACAAATTGCTCCAGTGTTTGGAAGTATCGTACCTTCTCAAACGCAATTACCGCTAGCTAACAATTACCTAGCATTTAACACTGCTGCTGCAGGTGCAAATGATTTTGCACAACAGTATCTACCAGAAGTATATGAAGCTGAAGTAGAAAGATATGGAAACAGAACTTTATCTGGTTTCTTAAAAATGGTTGGCGCTGAAATGCCAATGACATCTGATCAAGTTATCTGGTCAGAACAAAATAGATTACACATCTCTTACACAGGGTGTACATTAACAGGACCTGGTGCTGGAACATTTGTTTTCAGTGTACCTACTAACGCTGCTGTTGGTGCTGCTTCTGTTAAGAATGCAATTGCTCCAAATGATACTATCGTTGTAATGAACCCAACAACGGGTGTTACATTAAAAGGTATTGTAGGTGCTGTAGCTGCAAATGGTGCTTTAACTAACGTTACTGCTTATCCATTTACTGCTGCTAACTGGGATACTTTAGGTATTGCTGCTGCTGCAGGTGCTGCTGGATTAAAGATATTCGTTTATGGTT